AGCCAAAATACCTTTAAATGGCACAAAATACCATTGAATACTGAGTTTTATGAATCGACCCTTGGGATGCGGGGGTTTTTAGACAGACTCTATTAGGTTTTTCAAATGAAGAAGTGGCATCTTTTCTAGGGGAAAAGAAATATTCGCCAAAAGTGCGGCAGAAAGTTTCGAGAGCTAGAAAAGCCTTTCGAGAATATCTAGCCTCATAAGCACTTAAGACAAATAACAAAGATGATTTTATCAATACTAGGAGGAAATATCAAATGTCTATCATTACCGCAAAAGGTAAAGATGCTAAAGCGTCATTAAATAAAAAAGTTGAAAAAATCGATTTCAAAAAGCTATATATTCGACTGAAAGACGGCGAAAGTTGTCGTGTTCGCCTGTTAAGTGCAGAGGATTATTGCGAATATTTGGCCCATGCATCCTATGCAAACGGCATCTATACCCAGCCCTGTATTAAGCCTATCGGGGAAAAGTGTGCCCTATGCGAAGCGTCAGATCTGAAAGCAAAAGGATTCGATGGCCTTTATGCGAAAAAACGTTACCTTTTTGCCTTCGCTGATATTGATATGGGTGAAATCCGCCTTTTTGATGCGACAAAGGGGCAAGCCCAGCAATTGATCGCGGGCATTGAACAATATAGCGAAGACCTGGAAACGGTGGCCTTTGTATTCAAAAGAACGGGTAACAAAGTGGAGACCAACTATTCACTTTCCCCAATTCTTCGATTAAAAGCCGAAGATAAAGAGAAATTCGGTAAGTTTGACGGCGTGACCGTAGAACCGGAATTCTTTGAAAGTGGCCTGCAACCCCGGACACGAATCCAACAGATCGCCCTCCTGATGCAGGCTGGATTCCCAGTAGCCCAGACCTATGCAGCCGATGAAGTGAAAGCTGCCCAGGCACAGATTGACGAATGGGAAGCAGCGAAAAATGGCGGTGAAGGCGTAAAACCGATTCCTAAAGCGTCTGAAGACGATAACCCGGATAGCGTATTTTAATTGAATAGATAATGGGGGAGGGCCTTACAAGCTCTTCCTTTTTCATTAAATGCGGGCGGAGGGAATGCAAAATGAACTATCGACCCCAGCGAAGTATCCGGTGGAAGTGGTTAGAGGAAAAAGGGATCAATGTGCAGGCTGATCCTTACCAGCTTGCGTATATGCAAAGCCTTTGGGCAGTTCCTCAAGATGTGCAGGCGGTATTCTGTGAAGGCAAGGCAGGAACGGGTAAAACGGCCCTGGCAGTATTGGCGGGGGTGTATGAAGTGGAACGAGGAACCTATGACCGTTTGATCTATGTACGGAATGCGATCCCGGTACGGGATATGGGCCATTTACCGGGCAGCGTGGGTGATAAAGAAAAGCCATATATGCAGCCGTTGAACGATGCCCTGGATCTAGTGCAGCCGGGCCTATTCGATAAATGGACAAGGCCGGATGTAGCGAAACTGGCGGCTATTACTTCAGCCTATACGCGGGGTGTAACCTGGAAAAAAGCCTTTATTATCGTAGACGAAGCCCAAAGTTTTGACCTGACCGAACTGCAAACCATTTACACCCGGATTTCTGATTGCTGCAAGATCGTAACAACGGGATCGCTACGACAAAACGATAACTACCGGATGAAGAAGATTGGCGGACTCTTCCCGTTAGAAATCTATAAAGAACATTTCCGGGAAAAACAGGTGGCGATCCATGAACTCGTCAACAATTACCGGGGCTGGTTTGCGAACCATGCTGACGATGTGCAGGATACTATCGAAAGGCTTCGTAAAGAAGATCGGGTATGTTAAAGTAAAATATACTAGTTATCATAATTGAAACAAATGTTACAAAGCCCCTTTGCTATCGGCATCTAATAGCAAGGGGGCTTTTTATGTTAAACATGAACTTGCAATTTATCGAAGAAAAAGATTCACAAAAGACAAAGCGGGCCAAAGCTGCCCAGGCAAAGAAGGAAGCGGCGTTGCATGATCCGACCTGGGCCGAGGTTTGGGAAACGGGCTATATCACAAAGACCGGAAAGCAAAAGCCCGGCATATTGCAAATGAACCTGACCGCAACGGACAAAGCCAGGCTACTGGACGTGAAAAAAGCCATTGAAGCCGGCGAGATAGGAACCGGGCTGGATAGTAACAAAACTTTGACCAAAACAAAAGCCCTGGAGATTTACCGGGGGCTGATGAACCAGCGGAAGACCGGAATCCTGCGGGAAATGGTCGAGAAGACCCCAACGAATTACCGATTGATTCAGACGGTGCCCCAGCTTCGGCGGCTAGTGGAAGACCTAGAACGGGAAACATTCGTGGCTCTGGATACGGAAACAACCGGGTTGAATGTGTACCAGGACGAAATCGTGGGCCTATCCCTTAGCTTGCCTGTGGCTGACTATCACGTTTATATCCCTGTGGCCCACAAGGCCGGGAAGCAGCTTGACCGGGATCTTGTTTTGGAAGCCCTACGGCCTATGTTGACTAACCCCGATCTAGGGAAAGTCTTACACAATGCGAAGTTTGATATTCATATGCTGATCCGGCATGGGGTGAGGATGAAAGGGCTGCTGCATGATACACGGATCGCGATGGCTCTGCTAAACGAGAACGAAACCAGCTATGCCTTAAAGAACTTAGCGACTAAATATGGTAAATACTTTGGATTCCAAGAGGAAAGCCATACCTTTGATGAACTTTTCGGAAAGACGCGATTCGATGATGTGGCCCTGGACGTAGCCCTGGTCTATGCCGCTAAGGATACCCATTTGACCCTTGAGTTTTATAAATGGCAGAAGGAACATTTACAAAAGCGGGACAAGCTGCTGCAACTTCATCGGGACATTGAAAATGTACTTGTAGATGTTTGCGTGGATATGGAACAGACAGGTCTTTTAATAGACCGGGAATTCGCTGCTGAATATGGCGACGAACTGCGGGCCGAAATCGTAGCGGCGGAAGCAAAGCTGAAGAAAGCCTTCGGAGATATAAATTTTAATTCCCCATCCCAGCTTGCAAAGGTGTTTTATGATGACCTGAAACTGCCGGACAACAACAAGCGATCAACGGACGTAAAAACATTAAAAGCCTTGCAGGGGGAACATGACGGCATTAAAACCCTGCTGGAATATCGCGGCCTTACGAAGCTGCTGGGAACTTATGTAGATGCCCTTCCTGAAAAGATCCAAACAGATGGACGGTTGCATGGTTCATTTAACCAAGTACAGACCGTAACCGGCCGTTTTTCGAGTAATGATCCTAACCTTCAAAACCTACCCCCGAAGGCTCGAAAGCTAGTTATTGCCCCCAAAGGAATGCTGATTTTAGGCAGCGACTTTTCCCAGATTGAACCCCGAATCCTGGCCCATTTATCGGGGGATGAACATTTTCGCGAACCTTACCTGTTGGGGCAGGATCTCTATTCAACCCTGGCAAGCCGGGTGTTTAAGGTGCCGATTGAAGAATGCCGCGATGGATCGATCTACCGAAAGAAGATGAAGATCGGCTTGCTGGCGGTAATGTACGGAACCAGCATGTTTACCCTTTCTCAGCAGCTAGGAATCAGCATCGAGGAAGCCCAGGAGTTTATTCGGGACTTTTTCACGTCCTATCCAGGAGTGCATAAGTTTATTCTTTCTGTCCATGAATCTGTCAAAAAAGATGAATTCGTGGAAACCATCGACGGACGAAAGCGGCGATTCTCAGGGCATCGAGAACAAGCAAAAGCCTATGATGCCCTGGCCCGGAAGATATGTAGCATAACCGGGACGGCGGAAGTGCCCGCGAACTTCTGGAAGATCAAAGAGATACCCCGAGCCTTGAAAGAAGCATATCAGAAAGTAAAAGGCCCGGTCGAATCGGTGCGGCGTCAGAGTGTAAACGCGATCATCCAAGGGACGGCGGCAGACGTGATGAAAAAAGCCCTGCTGCAGGTGCATGCGTACTGCAAAAGTAAAGGCTGGGAACTATTCGCAACCGTCCATGATGAAGCCCTTATGCTGGTAAGCGATCAGATAACCCCGGCAGAAGTGCGAGAGATTGAAAACTGTATGCTGTCAGCGGTGGACCTGAATGTGCCCATGAAAGTAGATACCGAGTTAATGAAACGATGGGGAGAGGGGATCAAGAAATCCGAATGGTTCAACCAAGCGGCCTAATTTAAGGGGGAAATATTGTGGGACTGACGAACAAAGCCGGGGCCGCAAAGCTACGGGAGACGGTGGCGGAGTTAAATATATCAGTACGGGGAACGGAACTGACGGCGGCAATCTTGGATCATTTTAACCGGGTGCATTCCGGAGAACTTATGCCGGACATCGAGATCGAACGACTGCTAATGGAAACGGAACGCCTGGCCCTGGAAGATGATAAAAGCGGATTGCAATTTCAAAAAGGGATCGTTACCTTTTCGCCTTCTTCGGCTTCGAAGTGTGAACGGGAACTGTATTTCCGGGCTGATCGAATTCCCAAGGAAGAAGGGGAAATGATGCCTTATCAGCGGCGATGGGTACGGAACGGATCGGCTGTGCATGCCGCGGTCCAGCGTGATCTTTTATATGCAGAAAAGTATTTAACAGATCCCGCCTTTACGGTAGTAAGAACGAAAAAGGGCCTTCCCGCTTGGGAAAAGAACGTGCGGCAGGTTCGGCCCCTTGAATACGATGGGGTTAAGTTTCAAATATATGGCATGATGGACGGGGTGCTGCAATACCGGGATGGTCTAAAAATCGGATTCGAATTCAAAACGAAATCGACAACACTGGGGGCTATCGGACATTACAAAATGAAAGATGCTCAGGAAGATCATAAAACCCAATGTGTTGCTTATTCTCTTTTGTTCGGCCTGCGGGAATTCTTGATCGTTTACGAATCCCTGGCGAAAGACGGTTGGATGAAGGGTCACGAAGCAAAGCCGGATATACGGGCCTTTTACCTTAATGTGACCGATGAAGATCGGGACAAATTACTGCAAAAATTCGCTGGCGTGGCCCGGAAGTATTACGCGAAAGAGATGCCCAGCAAAGACCCCGAAAAATGTATTTTTTGCCCTTACAAGATGAAGTGTAAGGAGATAGCTTAATGGCGAAACGGACGAACTACCAACGGGGTTATGAGATAGAACGAAAAATTGTACAAGAATTAACGAATCGCGGATATCTTGTCGTTCGTTCGGCTGGTAGCCATAGCAAGATCGATGTGTTAGGAATCCGAAAAGACCGGATCGTGGCGGTACAATCAAAAAGAACAAAAGCCTTTAGCCCTTCAGCGTATCGAAAAGAGATCGCGGAGATTCAAGAAGTGATCCGCAACTATGAACTGGGCGACGTGTTGGAATTTGAATTTTGGGTATGGGTAGATCGTAAAGGGTTTTCCAAATGGAAAATTACTCAATCTGATGTGCTGGTCTTGCCAACAAACGAGCAAACAGGAATGGGGTGCTAATTTGCAACTATTCAACTTAGGGGCTATTATCGGGGCGTTATTTATTGTCATATTGGCCCCTTTTTGGTCCTATGTGGTGATGTGGGTAGAAGTAAAGAAATTGGCCCTACAAGTAAAAGCAAACCATCTGGAAGTAACGGGTCAGTCAGAAAGCGAAGGCAGCGAATCAGCAAACCGAATCGGATTTGTTATACCTTGCGAAGATGAGGACTGGGACGAAGAAGATGAAACAGCATAGGAAAAACAACGGGGTAGCTGAAAAGCTGCCCCTTTATTTTGACTTGTCACAAAACTAGCGTATAAGCGGCATCTAAGGATTATAGGGGGGTGATCATTTTGAAAGTGGGAGGCTTTAACGATCTGAATACAAGCGATGCCGGAGGTAAAATTGCTTTTTCGGTGTTTTTTCAGGGCTGTGGTAAACGGTGCCCCGGTTGTCATAATCCTGAACTGCAAGACCCGAACGGAGGAATGAAGATCGACCCGAATGAGATCCTGAGCCGGATCAGTAAATATCGCAAACATTACGAAGCAGTGGTTTTTATAGGCGGTGAACCGATGGATCAGTTGGCGGCCCTGCGACAACTATTGATCGGCGTGGTTGGCCTGGGCCTTGAAGTTTGGCTGTATACCGGATATGAGGACAACGAGATCCCTGAAGACATTGCCTGCTTATGTAGTGTGATCGTAGCAGGGGAATACCGGGAAGACCTACGAACGGGCGGCTTTCCCGTAAGCAGTAACCAAAAGATTATAGACAACAGAAGGGGACAAGCAGCATGAACTTTACATTAACTTTTGATCCGAAATTCGATGCCCTTTATAAGAAATTCGTCAAAGATCCGCAAGGCCGGGAAATGCTTGCCTTAGAAGGAATTAGCCCTGAAAAAATTGACGTGGGCAAAATGTCCCATGATTATTTCACGATGCGGCTGGCAGATACCAGCGTGGATCAGAATGCTAATGCAAATGAGGAATTGAGTGCTAACAACTATCAGGCCGAAGTGGTCAAGGGCATTCTGAAGCTCGAAGGGTATTACCTGCTATGGCGTTATTCAGCAAAGCGTTTCGGGGTACGGAAAGCAAACGAAATGATTTCTGCGATCTGGCGGGGTGATGTTTATTTCCATGATGCTAGTGGGCATGGGATTCAGATCCCTTATTGTTTTGCTTTTTCAACCCAGAATCTAATGTTGCAAGGACGGCCTTATGGACAATTAGGATCGTTACCTCCAAAACGTTCAGATAGTTTCGTGGCCCAAGTAACGGAAACGGTAATGGATCTATCTCAGGAATTTGCCGGGGCGGTTGCACCTGGGGACTTTCTTGTGAATCTTGCATGGTACTTACAACGAGAAGGAGTAGACCCTCGTAAGCCGCGAGATCGGGATTATATTGTGAACTTATGGCAGAAATTTATTCACGTTGCAAATAACAAGTTTCGAACTTCCGGGCAAAGTCCTTTTACTAATATTTCCATCTTCGACCGGGCCAACCTTGAAAAGTTGTTTGCAGAATACCGTTACCCGGATGGCTCGGAAGTAAACGTGGAATATGTCATGGACGTTCAAAAGCTTTTTGCTGAATTTATTTCTAAAGGCGTTCCAACTACAGATTTACCCTATCGCTTTCCGGTAATGACGGCAAATATGTCGGTGGACGAAAATAGACGGCCCCATGATACCGATTTTTTGAAGTTTATCAGCCGAGTAAATGCAAATCTGGGCTGCTTAAACATTTACGCAAACGAGGGATCAAAGGTGGCGATGTGCTGCCGATATGTCAATGATGCTGACCGAATGCGGGAATACCGGGTTGACAGCTTTGGAAACGGCGGCATGAATATCGGATCGCATCGGGTTGTTACTGTGAATTTCCCTCGAATTGCCCTGCAAGCGAAAGATCGAAAAGACTTTTTCCGCCTGCTCGAAAAGCGGTTGATGCTGGCCCGCGATCTGCTGCTGGTTCATCGTGAAGAAATTCTGCGGCGACGAGTGGAAAAGGGCTTTCTAAAATTCTTTAAGCCCCTGGGGTGGTTCACGCTGGATATGCTTTTTTCAACTATCGGTATTCATGGGCAATACGAGATGTGCCATTTCCTGGGGATGCCGATGGAATCACCGGAAGGACAGGATTTCGTGGAAGAAGTGCTGATGAAAACGGAAGAATACGCCCTAGCTTTTAGCAGGGAAACGGGCCATTCCTTCAATACCGAAGAAATCCCTGGGGAATCGACAGCGGTGGCCCTGGCCCGGAAGGATCAACTGCTATTCGGCAAGCAGCAGCCGTTCGAATTGTATTCCAACCAGTATATTCCCCTTATTGCGGACATGGGGATCATGGATCGTATTAACTTGACCGGGCGTTTTATGAAGCATGTGAGCGGCGGCGGCATTCTTCATCTGAACGTACAGGAAAGGATTCAAGATGCTGCAACAATGGAACGACTGATCCAAATTGCATTGACCGAGGGTGTGGAACATTTCGCGATCAACTATGGTTTCGGGGTATGCGAAGCCGGGCATACGTCGATTGTGGGAACAGGGACAACCTGCCCGATCTGCGGTGCCCCTATCCAGGATTATCTAACCCGGATTATCGGCTATTTTACGAAAGTTTCATCGTGGAACGCGACCCGAAAGAATTACGAATACCCGAAAAGAAAATTTAATTAACAGGAATGAACAACGGGGGAAGCAACATTCCCCCGATTATTTTTTGTCACAAATCGTCCATATAAACGGCATCTAAGAATCAAAAGGGGGTAAACAACCATGAGAATAGTTAAGACGACGCCGATACGAACGAAACGCCTTCATTCAGCGGTGGAGATACCTGAACGGGCGACCCCGTTAGCAAGTGGTTTCGACCTGCGGGCTTTCGATGTGCTACGGCCCGATGAAAGCCCCAGCAAGCCTTTCAATCCTTCGTTCGAAAATTACAACTTGTTACCCGGCGAATGGTGCATGGTGCGAACCGGGATCGCGATTCAGATGTCGCGAGGTATAGAAGCCCAGGTGCGACCCCGGAGTGGCCTAGCTTGGAAACATGGCATTACCGTATTGAACACACCGGGAACTATTGATGCCGATTATACAGGTGGGATCGGTGTGATTCTTATTAATTTATCAACTCAAGCCTTTGTAATTAAGCCGGGCGAACGAATTGCCCAGATGGTATTCCCGCAAGCCTTACACGATACCGAGTTGATCGAAGTAGACGAATTCACCGAGCAGACCAAGCGAGCAGACGGCGGATTCGGGCATACGGGCAGAGATTAACTAAACAGGGGGTACGGAAGCAACATGAACAATAACGCAAATAAAGCCCTAGCCCCAGATGAGCTTTTTTCGATCAACATGAGCGAGATTACCGGAAATGATAACGTGTTTTTGAACCCGAAAAGACAAGAGGATATAGTCAGCATTCAATTTTTTATCAATCGAATCTATACCATGCAAGGATTTAAGCCCGTTCAAAAAGGTCGAGTGATCGCCCTACGGCAGACAGACCGGGGGCGGCTGTCGTCGGCTTTCGCTTCGGCCTTATACCTAGGCAAGTATAGCGATATGGACAATACCGAACGATTTCTGAAGGGCATGGTACAAGCCGGTCATTCGTACGAACCGATACGTGGAGAAAGTATTTCCTTCCTATATATAGGGGTTAGTAAACCGGCCTACGATCATTTGATTACCTATACCTTACGGAATCGGCGGATTGCTGGAGGGCTACGGGCGAATAAGCCTTGGGGCTATGTCATACCGAAAGAAGCCAGGAACAAAGAAGCATATAAAGCGATGATGGAATCCCAACTGGCCCAATGTGAAGAACTGACCTGTCAGGCCGACACAAAAGAACAACTGCAAGCCATCCGATCCCTATACCCGACTGGCGTAATTCTTCCACCTTTCATGTTTGATTTTTCGGAAGAAGCCTTGGTGAAAAATGTTTTTCAGCAGCGACTATGGGAACCCGGTGCCCAAGGTGAGACTAAAGAGATCGTGCAGAATATGTTTGAGGCGGTGCGGGAACTCGACCCGGAAAAATGGGACTTCTTGCGGGAATATCATGGTGAACACATGACAGCCCACAAGAGGGCCATGCGAAAGTTAAGGGAACAACGACCCAGCCTGGGCGAACTTGTGAACAAAGAAAAAGCCCAGGGCGAAGATATTCTGACCCTGGACGTTTATAAATTGATTATGGAAAAGATGGGGAAAGCCCCAAAATCGATGTGGGACTAACGGTAACGGTATAAAGCATAGGGGGCAGGGTATACAATGCAACAATTTATGAATCAGTTGCTTCAAGGGGACAGCCTAGAAGTTCTAAAAACCTTGCCGGATAACTGCGTTGATTCATGTGTAACCGATCCCCCATACGGGCTTTCAAAAGAACCAAACATTTCCGAAGTGCTGACGAAGTGGTTGGCAGGTGAGAGTTACACCCGGCGGGGCGGGGGATTCATGGGCAAGACCTGGGATTCATTTGTTCCCAGCCCGGCCCTATGGCGGGAGGTTTACCGGGTAATGAAGCCCGGCAGCTATATTCTTTGTTTTTCTGGGACGCGAACCCAGGATTTAATGACGGTAGCCCTACGGCTAGCGGGCTTTGAAATCCGCGATGTGATCGAATGGCTGTATACCAGCGGATTCCCGAAAAATATGGATGTAGGCAAGGCTTTTGACAAACGCTCAGGTGCCGAGCGTGAAAAAGTGAAGATCCCGTTTACCGGGGATGCCCTTTTCCGAATGGGTGGGCAAAATACCCGACCTTGGATGGAAACAGCTTTGCAGCAAGGATTTCACGAAGTGGCAGGTAATAAGCCTGTAACCGACCTAGCCAAGAAGTGGGACGGCTGGGGAACAGCGTTAAAACCTGCCCATGAACCGATCATTCTGGCACGGAAGCCTTTGAGCGGATCGGTATGCGATACCCTTGAAGTATACGGGACCGGGGCGATCAACGTGGATGGATGCCGGATTCCAACGGACGACAAGTTGGCAGAAGGTATGATTAACGACAATATGCCGGAACGGTGCAAGCAGCAGATAGAAAAAAGCAAAGAGATGGGCCGATTCCCTGCTAACTGTGTAACTGAGGAACTGGAAGAATGGTATAGCAAGTATTTCAACGTGACCCCCCAGGAACTGTCCAAAAAGGCAACCAAAGCGGATCGGAATAGTGATTGGAAGGGTAATTTGATCCACCTGGAACCCCGCTTGACTTATTCTAATGCGGGGTGTGGCGTACAAAATAGCAAGTTGCAACCGAACGGAACAGAAAGAACACCTATTAAATATGCAAACTTTCATCCTACTGTTAAGCCTGTCGGCCTAATTCAATGGCTGATCCGGCTGGTGACGCCCCCCGGTGGAATTGTGCTTGATCCTTTCGGGGGTAGCGGAACAACTGGGGCCGCAGCCCGGAAAGAGGGGCGGGGATTCCTGCTAATAGAACAAAACCCGGAATACGTAGAAATCGCAAGGGCTAGGGTGGGTTAAAACCCCCTAGCCTCTTTTTTTTGTCACAATAAGCCCCCGATAACGGCATCTAAGTATAACCACAAAGAAGGGGGAAATCGAAATGGCCCAAGCAATGCTATACGATTTTTACCGAATGGATGGCCGGGACATTAAAGAATTTGCCCGCGACATAAAGCAAGGGGTAAAAACAGAATCCGAAATCATCTCCCTTTATGCGGAATACTGGCGTCGAAAGACCGGGGAAACGCTGACTGTCAAAAATAATGGCTGCGATAATTCCGGACGTCTACTGATGAGTGGGAGAGTAAGCCTAAAGGCGGATTATCTAGTGAAGGGAAAGCCGGTAGAAGTGAAGTTTAACAATTCAATGCTTTCGACATTCCGCTTTAAGGCTGCTCAGCTAGAAGGATATTTGAAGCAAGGGGCGGCAGTGTTGTGGGTAAACGGCTGGCAAACTGAAGCCCCAATTTTTACGGTGCTAAAGGCAAAGCATTTGCAGGCTATTAAGGAAAATAGCAAGCCGTTACCCTTCATACATTGGGGCGGCAAGATGTGTTATGAGTTATCGGCTGCGGACTATACCTGGGCCTTGTTAAAAGAAGGAGGTGAATCTCATGGGGATCTTAATTCATTACCTGGATCTATTGAATGAGATGGAAGAAGAAGTAGCCGAAATCGTGAATGCCCCAGAGAGCGAACCTACTGAAATGTTACGTTATCTAAAGTGGTTGGAAAAACGATATGCCCTGCTACTTCGATGGCGGGAAGTGGGGCATGAAAGGCGGGCTGTAAAATGTACGGGGTAAAAATCGCATTGACTGGACGGATGCGGAGCGGTAAAGACGTGATCGCGGCCTATCTCATAGAAAAGCATGGATTTAAGCGTTTTGCTTTTGGGGATGGAGTAAGATCGGTGGCCCGTATGCTATACCCCGACAAGGGAAGCAACGGAAGCAAACCCCGTTCATTATACCAAGAGATCGGACAGGCCTTACGAGAAGCTGACCCGGAAGTTTGGGTGCGTTACTTGCTACGGGAAATCGCTGAAAAGACTGGCCCCCAGGATTCTATTGTGATTTCCGATCTGAGGCAACCGAACGAATATGCAGCGTTGATTAATGCCGGATTTACTATCGTCCGGGTGACTGCTTCATATCAAAATCGGATGGCTCGAATGAAAGCCCTGGGCGATGTATTTCGTAGCGAGGATGTAAATCACGAAACGGAATCCTACATTGATCAGTATGTGGTTGATTTCGAAATTACAAACAACGGTACATTGGACCGGCTTTCTGAAAAGATGGAGATCGTGCTTTCTAATATTTAGACATAGGGGGAACCGGGGGATGGGAACATGCAAAATTGACTTTTCCGCAAAGCAAAAAAGATTTGATGAAACATACCCGATTGATAAGGAACGGGGGATTTATGCTTTACTTCTGAATGTTCATAAGTTGCGGGAAATGAGATTCAGGCGGGGCGACTATGCTGCAAGCGATCTTCTAACCGATTTTACTCATTCTATTTTGGAAGCCGATCTGACAGTCCGGCAACAGCTTGTTATCTATCTTGTGTATTTCCGGGGATTTACCCAGCAAGAAGTAGCCCGGCAGCTTTCCATTACTCAGCAGGGCGTTAGTGATCATATCAATGCAGCGGTGGCCCGGATTGCTACGGTGAATCGGAAAAAAGAACAGGGGGTGAATGTAGCATGACAGGCAAACAAAAAAAGCCCTATGCAGACCGATTCCAGCAAGGAAGCGATTATAAAAAGGCGTTTGAAGAAGACGTGAACCTGCTTATCAAGCGAGATATGCCCCTTCCTTGGCGAAACAAAGCAGTAGAAGAATTAACGGAAGCCTATTTAGAACAGATCGGGCAGATCCCGGATAGCTTGCAACTTCATCGACTTGCTAATTACATTCTGCGGGATGAACTGAAGGATCGCTGCCCGGACAAGCTGACCCGAACGGAATTTCCCTTTCTAAGCAGCGGTCAGGTAAGCGTAAGAATGCGACGGGAAAGGGCAACTGGGGATATGAGTTATTTTTCGTCAACCAATAAAAGGAATTCGCATAAGCCGAAAAAGTACCGGCATTCTCAGCAGCAGGGGGCGTAAAAAGCCCCTTTTCTTTTTTAAAATTCATTACAAGGAGATTAAGAACAATGATAAATCGGAATTTTATGGCGGCGGCAGTGGCGGCAATTATGTGGCTTTTATCGATGCCAAATATAGCTTTAGCGTACGCAATCCCTTACCAAGTACAAGAAGGGGATACCTTGTGGGGGATTGCCCAAGGTTGGCGTGTAACGGTAGAGCAGATCATGAAGCAAAATAACTTTACTTTCGATATTGCTTACCCAGGACAAGTCATTCAGATCCCAATTACAGCCTATAAAGTAGGAACGGGGGATACCTTTTATATCATTTCTCGGAAGACTGGAATTCCGGTGGACAAGTTGACAGCAGCAAACCCTTATATTAGACCGGAGAATTTACAACTTGGACAATGGCTCAGCTTGCCTGTAATGGCCCCGGCGACAATGCCTTGGGGTCGGAAGGCATCGGAGGTGATCGCATTGGCCCAGAAGTATCTTGGAACCCCGTATCAATGGGGTGCCCGACCCTGGGATACATCACGATTCGATTGTAGCAGTTTCACACAGTATGTTTTCGGAGCTAATTATATTCAACTTCGCAGAGTGGCAGCAGAACAAGCTCAGCAAGGTTTTTTTGTAGGGCGTGATCAGCTTCGAAAGGGTGATCTGATGTTTTTTTGGAATTCAGACACTCGCTATAATCAGGATTATTCTCGCGTGGGGCATGTAGGGATCTACATGGGGGAGCGAAAGTTTATTCATGCGGCTGGGGTGAGATTGGGGGTGGTTATTAGTAGCATTGATGATCCTCATTATGTGCAGACTTATATTATGGCCCGGCGAATAATTCAATAAAAGTTATTTGTTTAACTATATAAAATCAGTGTAAATAATTAATTTTTCAAAAAGAAATCCCTTGAAAGTGATTATATTTAGGTATAATCACTTTTATGTTTACATAATTAAAATGTCGTATTATTATGAGATTGTATCGCTCTTGGTTACAATGCTACAGAAAAAAATTGGGTAAACAGCAGAAAAGGAGGGTTAACCTGAATTTGGATGCACTAAAGATTTCATAAAATTTAGGGGGATAAAAAAATGGCAAGAAAGAAAGCGACAGAATCAGATGAAAAAACAAAACAAGTAAACACTACTGTAGCGGTGACTAATGATGAATCTACATACGGAGAAGGAAGTGTTTATTTTAGAGCTTCTGATAAAATGTATGTAGCGATTCTTTGGGATGTAGATCCTACAACAGGAAAGAAAAAAAGGATTCCTTGTGCAGGAAAGACTCCTGAAAAGGCCCAAGAAAAGCGAGAGAAAAAGCGTGTAGAGCTAGAAATAACCCGAAAGATGATCATGGACGGAACCTATACGCCACCGAAGGTCAGCAGCGGTAATAATGGTCCCGTAAAGGACATTACCCTGGCTGAATGGATGCCGAAATGGTTAAGCGATTATGTATCAATAAGTACAAAAATTTCAACCTACACGCTATATGAAACGATGTCACGGGTTCATATCGTACCGACATTAGGATCAGTAAGTCTTCGTAAATTGACAACGGGTATGATTCAAGAAGAACTGATCCGTGGTAAGCTGGAAAGCGGACGGATTCGAAATCTTAAAGATCAGAAAGTAGGTAAGGGATTAAGCCCGAAAAGCATACGGCATATCTACAATGTCATCCGGCTGGCCCTAGCTCAGGCCGTAAAGGAAGGAAGGATTGATAATAATCCAGCTCTGGGCGTAAAACTTCCAAAGAAAAGAAAGTCGATAACGAAAGTTTTATCAAAACAGCAAATGGACAAATTATTAGCCCATGTTAAACAATCTGAACCCCGGCTTTACGCTGCGTTCTATATTGCATCACGGTTGGGCCTTCGGCGGGGCGAATTATTGGGGTTGAGATGGCAAGACGTAAAGTGGGAACATCGGTACATCAGCGTTGAACAAACCGTTGAAAGAGTTAATAGATCAGATGGTAAGGGACGTAAGACCAGCATAGAGTTTGGAACCCCAAAGACAGACGCTAGTGCGGCTCCGATACCACTTCCCAAAGATGTGTTAGAAGTTTTAAAAAATCATTATATTCGAATCAAAGGTGAACGGTTATCGTATGGCCGAGACTACCGGGACAACGACCTAATAACATGCAACCTCAATGGAACACCGATGTGCCCAAGACAATTTACCCGGAGACTTGAAAAATATCTTGAGAAGGCCGAGCTACCCCGTGTGAAACTTCATTCCCTTCGATATTTTGCCGGGGCAAACATTCTTCGAATGGGTGGCAGTATGAAACATGCTCAGACCCTTCTGCGGCATAAAGACGTCACAACAACGGGAAATATTTATTTGAACGGTTGTATAGAGATGGACGACTTGCTGCAACTTTTAGAACGAGATATTCCGACACCCGTAGAAAAAGAAAAATCCTTCCGTACAGACAGCATAGCCTGACAGAAGGACCTCAAAAAATTTTTATTGAATCCTGGGTAGTTGCACCTACCTGGGATAAACCCCAAAATAAAAAAATTAAGGTACGGGCTTATTGCCCGGCCTTTTTTGTTTTTCGGCATCGAGAGAATGCCTGTTAAATTGCCCTGAAAAACCCCTGATTGCTACAGTAATTGCTACAGTAGCTTGGCTTTAAGACTAACCCCCAAGGGGGTATGACCTCAAAACCCTTGATATTACTGAGGATTATGGTCGGGGCGACAGGACTTGAACCTGCGGCCTCTTGGTCCCGAACCAAGCGCGCTACCAAACTGCGCCACGCCCCGAACGAAAATTATCATACTACAAACTAATGAATCACGTCAAGCATTTTTTGAAAAAAATTATTCCGGGAACGTTTGGATCACATTGGAAAAATTTAAGGAGATGCGTAGAATGTGCCATTGAAAAGAGGTATAATATAGACAGGGTGTCGTTGTTGGATCCGACTTATACGATGACCTGTTTTCATGAGTCCAGCGACGGAACTACTAACATCAATGAGATGACATAAAGAGACTGGAGAGACTATAAGGAGAAAAGGAGTGTAGCCTAATGAAAGCTGTAATCATGGCAGGGGGGTTAGGAACGCGGTTGCGTCCGCTTACCGATAAGATGCCTAAACCCATGGTTCCCATTCTAGGCCGTCCGGCAATGGAGTATGCCTTGTTATTGTTAAAAGCCCACGGTATTACCGATATTGCTGCAACGTTGTGCTATTATCCCGATTTGATCAAAGAATACTTCGGTGATGGTTCCCGTTTTGGCGTTAACCTGCGCTACTTTGTAGAAACAGAACCATTAGGGACGGCCGGCTCCGTCAAACAAGCCAAGGACTTTCTCGATGATACCTTTTTCGTTATTAGTGGCGATGGGATTACGGACATTAACCTTACCGAGGTAGCTAACCAGCACCAAGCCAGCGGTGCGAAAGCCTCCATGGCGTTAACGACCGTAGAAGATCCGACGCAGTTTGGCATCGTGATTACCGATGAATCAGACAAGATCGTTCGCTTTATTGAAAAGCCCAAGCAAGATGAGGTCTTTTCCAATACGATCAATACAGGCATTTATGTACTGGAGCCGGAAATTTTCCAATACATACCCGATGGTTTTTACGATTTTTCCAAAAATCTTTTCCCCAAACTTATGGAAAAAAATGTACCTTTCTATGGCTTCAAATCGGATGGCTATTGGAAAGACATCGGCACCTTAGAACAATACCGTCAAGTACAGATCGATCTGGAAAACGGTCAACTCGTTGATTACTACTCTGGTACGCAAACAACGGCATCCTAACGAATGTAGGGTGGTCTCCTGAATATAGGAGACTGCTCTTTTTTTGAATAAACAGCGAAAAGGATGGTAATAATTTTTAGTGTAGGGGATTACCCCCTTTTGTTCCCCTATGTTTCTCCTCTGGAAGCCCAACAGGGCTTCCCCCCATTCATGCGTTGGCTCGGGAGTTTCCCGAGCTCTTTTTTGTGTATTTTTATTCCTTAATGGAAAGTTTACTCCTGACACCGTTTTTCTTAACGAGCAGATGATAGGCTGGTCGCGAAGAAATTTAAGTAGTGTTGTGCGAAGCAATAGATGATGAAGCTAAGGATCATGAAGCTGTAGATCATAAAGCAGTAGCAGCTGAGGAAGTAATAGCTGCTAATGAAGCAGTAGACGATGATGAAGTAGTAGATGTTGGGGGAAGAAGTAGGTAGTGATGAGGGAAGAAGGTGAGCCAAGTTGCGGTTTTCTCTCAGTGCGCCACCAATGCAATCGGCTGCACGTTGGATCATGGCCACGGCTTCGCCGGTACAAGAATTTGTGGGAGCGATGCCCGGCGTAACCCACGAATTTTGCTTGGACCAGGCCCTGGATATCTTACGCAATGACGGCCATGAAGCAGAGTCTCGTCAGTTCACACACTTCATAGGCTACCTCCATGAAGGGGCCGCTTGGATCGATCGTGGTTGGCGCAATATTGCCCATTATTATCATCCGGTGACGGAACTCGGTCTTTGGGGTGGCCCCAGTGCCGCCATTGAAATCGAACGCTATTTTTACCGTGCTGTGCGTTTGTATCGCAAAAATAAAATGCAGCAAGCCATGTTTTGCATTGGCGCCGCATGCCATCTGGTGCAAGATCTCTGTGAACCTCATCATGCCAAAGGGGTCATTTTTGCCGGTCATCATGGTTTCGAACGTTTTGCTGAAAGCCATCGTGAAGAGTATGCCGTAACGTCGGAAGGGATTTATCAAACCGACTGGTCGCCGCGTGATTGGTTACGTCAAAATGCACGATTGGCTTACGATCATTTTGGGCAAGCCAGCAGTGGCAACAGTCGTGATTATGATCGGGCATTGCGTGTACTTTTGCCGCGAGCCCAGCGCTGCTCGGCCGGTTTTCTTCACTCTTTTTGGTTGTACGCTCACAGTGAACGTCCTGTACCGATCACATAGAATATGGGGGATAATCACATAAACATGCCGATAGTTATGTAGATCAACGGAGTTTACGGCAGCCCGGAAAAATTGGTGAAGAAAAATCTTAATCACAGCGTGAGAGCGAAAAAAGACCGGATTAACCGATCTTTTTTCGCTCTTTGCTTTGCTGTTATTGTTGCTGCGTTAGCGTGCTTACGTCGAGACGTTTTGCGACAGCCAGTGCCACCGAGGACGCCAAGACAATTTTTATCAAGTCACCGGCAATGAAGGGGACCACTCCAATGATCAAGGCTTTAGCGAATGATACGTTGAGGACCAGCATTAATCCAACGACACCGCAACCATAACTGATCAGCAAGCCCACGATGCAAAGGGCCAGATTACGCCAGATGGTTGGCCGTGAAAAAATCTTGACAGCATAGGCAATGACGATGGTCGCCAGTAAAAAACCGATCAGATATCCGCCAGTAGGACCAAAAAACGTAGCCATACCTCCTTTGGCTTGTGCAAATACAGGCAGACCAATCGCGCCCAACGTCAGATAGACGATCATTCCAGTCACACTGATGGAAAGCGGCAGGATTAACGGGAAGAGGCAGATCGCAAATACTTGTAACGTAATCGGTACGGGACTAATCATCGGTAACAGAAAAGCAAGTTGCGCCGAGATGTAAAGCACGGCAGCGATCATAGCCGAAAGGGTTAATGTTTTGGTGGGCACTGGACTTCCATCCTCTCTGACGGTAAACTTTTGATTGAGCTAGGATGATTGTAGTCAAAGTCAGATATCATTGTCAACCATAAATATATTCGATGGTTTACATATGTCGAACGAAGTTGACCATTAAGAGGCACGGTTAACATATGACGAAGTTGACTATTAAAAGGCAGGCTTTACCTTAATAAAGAAGTTGACCGTTAAGAGGCAGGGTTGAATGGATGACCGAACTGGAAGGCGAACTCATACGTATTATATTTCAGCAAGAAGCCTATACGGTGGCGGTGTTTAAAGTCGATGATGAACGCATCACCGCCGTCGGTCCGTTGCTATGCCCGGAAACAGGTGTTCGCTATGCGCTGACCGGCAACTGGACCGAGCATGCGCGCTTTGGCAAACAGTTTCGCTTTGAAACCTACCGGATGCTTCCGCCCACGTCGCTTAAAGCGATGGAGAAATTCTTAGCGGCCGGTGTAATCAAAGGGTTAGGAAGAAAAACGGCCAAAAAACTGGTTGAGGCTTTTGGTTTAGAGGTACTGACGGTGTTGCGCGATCGTCCGCAAGCAGTCTATGAAGTACCGGGGATTTCTAAGGCTCGGGCCGATGAGATTGTCTCCGCCTATCAGGAATTTGCCTTCAGTGAGAATTTGATGGTAGTGCTCAACAGTTACGGTTTAGAAAGCGAACTGGTGATTCGCTTGTTTCGTAAGTATGGGCGGGAATGCCTACAAGTCGTTGAGGAAAATCCCTATCGACTTTGTTTGGATTTGCGAGATATCTCCTTTGAACGCTGTGATCGACTGGCCAGCCATTTGGGTTTTCGCGGTGATGAAGTGAGCCGGTTTCAGGCAGCCCTTTTGTATGCACTGTGGCAAGCGCGCGATGAAGGCCATGTGTTTTTGCCGTCGGAACAACTGCTGCGTGAAGCGGAGACCATTTTATCGGGATCAACTTTGTTTCCGGAACCACCGGAAGCAGCGCGGATCCAAGCAGAATTGATCGATGTGGCGGCCCATGGGTTGATCCGGATTTACCAAGGGGGATGCTATCTGCCGGCGTTACATACGGCCGAAGAAGTTGTTGCCTTATCGATCTATGAGCGTGTGCAAAAAAAGCATGTCTGGAAAGTGGATGTGGATCGCGTATTGGCGACGATGCAGCGCGATTTTGGCATCGAATATGCGCCGGAACAAAAAGAAGCCTTTTATTCGCTGGCCAAGCAAAATCTGCTTGTGATTACCGGTGGGCCGGGAACTGGAAAAACGACGATTGTTCGCGGTTTGCTGGCGGTAGTTGAACGGGCGCGACCGAACGCCAAGGTGGTTCTTTGTGCCCCGACCGGCCGCGCCGCCAAACGTCTGGCGGAAACGACGGGGCAGCCGGCATCAACGTTGCATAAAGTGCTTAAGCTGCGAGCGGGCAGTAATGATGAAGTGATGGACAGCCTGGAGCCGCTGGAAGGCGACGTGGTTATTGTCGATGAAGTTTCTATGGTTGACATCGGCATGATGGCGAACTTGCTCCATGCCATGCCGGCGACGGCGAAGCTTATCTTGGTCGGTGATAAAAACCAATTGCCGCCAGTAGGGCCGGGACAGTTTTTGCATGATATCATCGAACAAGGATTAGGGTCGATTATTGAACTGCGCCATATTTTCCGCCAGGCCGGTACGTCGGATATCGTGACCAATGCCCACCGGATTAATGGTGGTGAAATGCCCGTGCTGGAAAACCGGAATGAGTTTATCTTTTTGTCGCGTTCGTCCATTACGGACTGTGTTGATGCGCTTGCGCAGACAGTGCAGCGTGCTATTGAACGTGCAGGCTATTTGCTAGATGATGTACAAGTTCTTTCGCCCATGCGTTATACCGAAGCAGGCGTGACGAACTTAAATCAAATGCTGCAAAATCTGCTGAACCCGGCGGCGTTAAATAAACGGGAAGTCAAAGCCGGATACCTGCTGTTTCGTGACGGTGACAAGGTGATGCAATTAAAAAACAACTATGATAAAGATGTTTTTAACGGCGATACCGGTTTTATCGTTGATATTGCCTTAGCCAAAGAAGATGAAGTCGAAGAAGATACACTCTATGTTGTCTTTGAACATGAACGGATTCCCTATGTACGTTCGGAATGGGATCAGTTGACGCTGGCCTATGCATCGACCGTTCACAAAGCCCAAGGTAGTGAGTATCCTGTCGTCGTCATGCCGTTGGTGTTGCAGCACCGCCGAATGTTGCGACGCAATTTGCTCTATACGGCTGTGACGCGGGCACGGGAAAAAGTGATTTTGATCGGTGATGCCGAAGCGGTGCGCATAGCTGTTCAAAATGCCCAAGATATGCGGCGATACAGTCAACTGCCTTTGCGCTGGACGCAATTAGCAGGAGGGGAAGGAACGTGAGCTTCACCTCGGCCGTTGGACTGTGATATGGTTAGTGACATAAGTTTTATTTTTATTTGTGCAGGTGGTATGGTGGCTACTTTATTGGTTAAACTTGATCCGGGGCGTGAATTGGAAGATGCAAGGTGGCAAGCCGTTTTACGCTCCGGTGCTGACGGTATCATTGTTGGTGGTACCCAGGATATCACGGCAGATAATCTTGCTTCTCTTTGGCGCCGCGTTCGTGATTATCCCGGTCAACGGATTGTTGAGGTGACCGTGGAAGGATGCACGATCCTGGATGCCGATCAATACTGGGTGCCGATGGTGTTAAATGCACCCAATGCGCACTGGTTGCTGGGTGCACAAAGTCAAGCCTTAGCTCGTCAACAAGGGAGCATACCTTGGGAGCGCGTGCTGCCGATTGGCTATGTGGTGCTTAATCCGCGTTCAGCGGTGGCCCAACTTACAGAAGCACAGACGAATATGGATGATGAACAGCTTGCCGGATTAGTTCAAATGAGTCATCGACTGCTGGGGATACCTTGGCTTTATTTTGAGTATAGCGGTATCTGGGGAGATGCGCAGCGGATGGCGCGCTTGCGTGGGCGATATCCGCTGGCGCCGATGATCTATGGCGGTGGAATCACTTGTGCCTGGCAAGCCAAAACCATGTCGCAATATTGTGATCAGATTGTTGTCGGTAACGTAGTCTATGAATCAGCCGATTTAGCTCAAGCCTTGCAAGAAATTCGTGAAGCAATTAAGAATTAGGTGTTGACACTGTGCGAATGACGTGATAAGATATCACTCGTTGCGACGGACAACACCGTCGACTGGTCCTTGAAAATCAAACAGTTGAAAAAGCGTGATAACCTTTTAATTTATGAATTCCAGTTAGTAAGTAAACGAGCTTGACTCGAACACTTCATATTTTATGGAGAGTTTGATCCTG